CACTAGACTTAGGTTTAGATGGTGCAACTCATGTGTATTCCCATGAGGGTCAAGCAGTCTACATGCCAGCGGCCTCACACGAGGCTTATATGGCTTATATGGGGGGTAAGGTTCCAGAAGATGCTGAACAGCCCTCAGTAGACCGTATAGAGGCTCTCAGAGCAGTTGTAGCAGAGATAATGAAGACAGAGTTCACTAAAGCTGAATATCAAGGTGAGAAAGTAACTCTAAATAAGCCTAGACGACTAAAAGAAGGCAACAAGAAGTTTGAAGTATTCGTCCAATCTGGCGACAAGGTTAAGAGAGTCACCTTCGGTGATCCTAACATGGAAATTCGCAGAGATGATCCTAAAGCTAGGGCAAACTTCAGATCAAGACATTCGTGTGACACTAAGAAAGATAAGACAACGGCTGGTTATTGGTCTTGTAGAATGTGGGAAGCAAATACTTCGGTGGGTGACATGACAAAGAATATAGAAGGTAAAATACTTAAGACTGATGACGAACAACGTATGGTTTATGGTTGGGCTTCAGTAGTAACCGAAAAAGGTGAACCTGTAGTAGATCGTCAAGGTGATGTTATAAAGGCTGAGACTTTAGTTACAGCCGTTAATGAATTTATGGAGCATGTGCGTGTCGGCAAGGCTATGCACACTGGGGAACAGGTAGGAACAGTAGTTCATTCTCTCCCAATCACTAAAGAAATAGGTGATTCTCTTGGTATCCAATCTGATCGTGAAGGATGGGTCGTCGCATATAAAGTGTTCGATGATGACATCTGGGCTATGGTTAAGAGTGGTGAACTTGCCGCGTTTTCCATTGGTGGACGTGCTATAACTGAGGAGATATAACTTGCCTAATCTCTTAACAAAACTGCACCTTGAAGAACTATCTCTAGTAGATCGTCCAGCTAATGCTCAGGCAATGGTTAGTCTATTCAAGCGTGACAACTCGGAAGAGGAAGTAAATAAAATGACAGAAGAAATGGAAGCTAAGGTAAAAGCGTACATGGAAGAAAAAGGCTGTGGAAGACCAGAAGCTATGAAGTCTTTTGGTTATGAAGAAGCAGATAAAGCTGAAGAAGCTCCTGCTGAAGAAGTAGCAGTAGAAGAAACAGCTAAAGCTGAAGAGGTTAACCCTCTAGAAGCTGAAATTGAAGCTTTAAAGGCTGAGAATGAAGAGTTACGTAAGAGTGCCTCTTTAGAGAAGTCTGACGACATGATAGAAGTAACAGGAGAGATGGTTGCTAAGAGTGACATCCCTGCTGTAGTTCTTAAAGCTCTTGAGGCCGCTGATGTAGCCAAGAAAGAACATGCAATCGAGAAAGCTGACATCGAGTTAACTAAACGTGCTGGTGAGATACTACCGCATTTTGATGTTGATGTAGCTAAATCATTACTGAACTCACACTCAGAAGATGATAAGATTGTAGAAGCACTTAAAGCTTGTGATGCAAGTCTAGGCGCTTCAATGGAAGAATTTGGTAAGTCTGATGTAGACGGTGAATTTGCTACATCTGCTGACCGATTAGATGCTCTCGTTAAGTCTCATATGAGCGAGAACAAAATGAAGAAGAGTGAATACTTTAAGGCTTATGCTAATATAGCTAAGACTGAGGAAGGTAAAGCTCTTATAACTAAATCCTATAAAGGGGAATAATCATGGCTGTAACGCAATCACGCGACAACCGAACTATAATTGCTGGGGCTGACCTTAGCGGATCTCAATTCTTATTTGCTAAACTAGATGCGGCGGCTGAAGCTGTATTATGTGGTGATGGTGAAGGAACTATCGGAGTTATCGAAGTTGGAGCCAAAGCTGGCAACGCTTCTACTATCACTCACTCAGGTAAAGTCATGGTAAAATGTGGCGGTAATGTAACTATTGCTGGTGACGTTGGTATTGATGCCGATGGTAAAGCTGTAGATGCGGCAGTAGGGGACATCATTGTAGGCCGTGCTTACGAAGAAGGTAAAGTTGACGAAGTTATCGCAATAGAATTAATCTTAGCCGCAAACGCTAAAGCTTAGTCGTAATTAAAGGAATAAAATATGCCACTATTAACACCATCTAGTGTACATCTAGATCAACCATTGTCAAACTTGACTTTGGCTTACGCACAAGAGCAAACAAACTTCATTGCGGATAAAGTTTTCCCTACAGTTGGAGTTGCTCGTCAGTCAGATAAATACTATATCTATGATCGTGCAAACATGAACCGTACAGGAGATGTTAAGAAATTAGCACCTCGTACAGAAGTAAATCGTATCGGTATG